GTGTCGCCGGTTAGCCTCATTGGAATGCCCACTTCCCCCAGACACGCGCACGTGGAGTTCTCCGCTCCCGTGCTGGCCGAGATCGAGGCGCGTCGGCAGTGCTTTAGGCACGCCGGACTGGCGCGCCGCACCGTCTCCTGCTACGAGTCGGATTGGCGCACCTTCCGCACCTGGTGCGCGGCGGCGGGGCGCACGGCGTTGCCGGCGTCGCCCGATACCGTCGAGCTGTACGTGGTCGACCTGATCGGCCGCGGCCGCAGGATCGCCACCGTAAGCCGCCACGCGAGCGCGATTCAGCATTTTCACCGGGGCGCGGCCTGCCCCAACCCCTGCGGGCTGGAATTCCACGAGCTGCTCGCCGGCGCCAGGCGCACGCTCTGCGAAATGCCGATCCGCAAGGACGCGCTTTCGGTGCGGGACCTGCGGCGCATCGTGGCCGATATCGGTAACGGCACGGCGATCCGCGCCCGCAACGGCGCCCTGCTGCTGCTGGGATTCGCCACCGCGTTGCGCCGGTCGAGCCTCTCGCGGCTTCTCGCCGAGGACCTCAGCTTCGAGCCGCAGGGAGTACGCATCGCCATCCGCCACGAAAAGCAGGACCGCAAGGGCGAAGGGCGAGTGGTCAGCGTGCCGTACGGCAAGCACGCGGAAACGTGCCCCGTGCGGGCACTGGAGCGCTGGCTCGGCTACCGCAGCGATGCACCCGGCCCGCTGTTCTGCCACGTCCTGCACGGCCGGATCGTTTTCGAACGGCTGCGGGGCAATCGCATCTGCCAGATCGTGCAGGCGAGCGTTTCCGCCATTGGCCTCGATCCCAAGAGGTACGGATGCCACTCGCTGAGGGCTGGATTCGTGAGCGAAGGGATGGAGCGAGGCCTCGACCAGTTCGCCATCGCGAGACAGACGGGACACCGGAGCCTGCGGACACTGGCGGTCTACATGCGCTCGCGCAACCCCTTGCGGGGGAATGCCTGCGCGGCCATCGGTTTGTGAGCCTGTCTCCGTTGAGATGTCCACCCGTGCTAAAGAGTGGGGGCCGGCCGTGTTAGCACGGCGCGTTTGGGACGCGCCCACGGCAGACCCTCGCAATCCTTGAAACCAGCCGATGGCGTTGCAACACCAGCGGCCAAAGACAGAGTACCGCGACGACGCGCCGCGCGCAAGCCCCTCGCGAGTGCTTGCCTTCTCCCGCGTCGATCGGCGATAATCGGAGCCAAACATAGAGAGAAGAACAGCCGCGGCGGTCACATTCGGAGCGACCGCCGCACCCCTTTCAATCTCGATCAAACTCGGGTAACATACCGTCAAAACCCAGTTTCTTAGTCTATCTCCCCGATTCGCAGAGTTGTAAACTGGTCAAAATTGCACACTGGAAAGCGCGCGGAACGATGGACGCGAACTTACGCGGCGTCCTGGCGCAGTTGCCGCATGGTGGCGCAATACGGGTGATCGCACGGGCAGCCGGCGGCGTGGGAGACGCTCGACACGGCGATGCCGGCGAGCACGCCGGGATTGAGGATCGCCCACCGTGCCAGATCGACGCGGTTGCCCATGCCCAGGCGCTCCAGAAAGCGGCCTACATGGGCTTTCACGGTGTGTTCGGTGATGCCGAGTTGAGCCGCGATCTCTTTGTTTGGCCTGCCCTGCGAAACGCCGATCAGCACGTCGCACTCGCGCGCCGAGAGCTGTGTCAGAGCCACCGGGGCGCGCGGGTCCACGCGAAATTGCCTCACTCTCCCCGCATTTTGGTGAGCACCTAAAGTACCTGTCTTATATCGTACTAAATACGGATTTTTTTCTCTGAAATCGACGCGCATTCTTAAGAAAGGATGATTCCTTCCCTCTTGACTCCGTCCCCGAATTCCAGCGCGATCGCGCAACACGGTTACGACGCCGAGAGCAAAACCGCGCGGATCGAATTCCGCGGCGGCCGAATCCACGAGTTCCCCGGCGTCGAGCCGACGGAGTACGAAGCCTTCGCCGCCGCGCCTTCGTTGGGCAAACACTTCCACCAGCAGTGGCGCGGCCGAGATCACAGGAGGATCGCTTGATCGTTCCGGAACTAACCGACGAGCAACGCGCATTGGTGGACGAGTACGCCGAGGTGCGCAAGCTCGTGAAGTCATGGCAGCCGAACGTCAATCCGCACATGGCGCGGTTCCTGGCGCTGGGCGCGGCCATTCAGAGCTGGCTTGAAAACTTGCCGGCGGACCAGGAGATCGTGGCCACGGGTTACCTGTACGATCTGCCGTTGACGGCGCGGCGCAAGAGCCGCAGCCTGATTCGTGTCACGCGGCTCTACAAGAGGCTCGGCATCCAGTGGGTGATTGAGCACTGCCGGCCCACGCTCGCGGACGTGGAGCACGCGATCCCGGCGGGAGAGCGCGCGACCTTTATTCGCGAAACGCGGGACGGCCCGCGCGCGATAGGCGAGCCTGTCTGGCCGGAGCGTCAGGCGCGGAGCAAAGCCGCATAGCAGCGGCGCAGCCTGGCGGAGCGGGCTCAAAACTACCCCGGTCTCGTAACACACACAGGAGAACCATGTCCGAGCGCGTCCCGGTGTTTTGCGGTCCGTATTGCATCGAGCTGGCCGATGCGGCGCGAGTGAAGTGGCTGGCGAAGGCGCCGAACGCAAGGCTGATACGGCGGCGCAAGGACCATGCCGTCGTGGAGATCCAATTGGCGGAAGCCGGCGACGATTCGAAGAAGCGGGAGAGACAGGGGAACCCGGCGCGCTACTCCTTCGACAGCGAAACGGCGGACAATCCGGCGAAGGTGTGGACGCTAAAGCATCTCGCCGTGGACACCGCTCCTATTTTTCGCAGCGCGGTAGCCGAGTGCGGGGCCACCCTGCGCTGGCGCCGGCAGGTATTTCGGGCGCCGGAGGCGGCATGAACAGAGACACGGCAAGCACGCTCGCCGGGGGCGCGGCGGGGTTCGTGCTGCTGCAAACGGTGCGCTGGGAAGCGATCGCGCACGGCGAGCCGCTCAAGGTGGTAGTGGCTCTGACGCTGATCGGGGCGGGCATCTGGTTGTATTGGGGAGAGTGAATGGGGGCGCCTGCGATGAAGGCTGACAGCGACGAGGGAGTGCATTGGACTCGTGCCACCGCCATCGGTCTGGCGCGGGCCACCTGCGTCCATTGCCGGGGAGCGGGCACGCGGCTGATCCGCGAGACGCGGGAAGTGCCGTGCGCTTGCGTCTTCCGCGGCATTTTCCGGGCTTGCTACAACCGTTTCCGGGAGTGCGTGGAGTTGGGCGCGCACACGGGCACGGTTTCCTGGGATCGCCTGGGCGGGAAGACCGGGCGCCGTTATTATTCCCGGAAAAAGGAAGAATACGCGGCCGATTTTTGCCTGGTGAGCCGGCGGGCTTTGACGGAAGCGGAGTACGCGCTTTTCCGGTATCATTTTCTGCTGGGCGCCGACTGGCGCCTCTGTTGCCGGCAATTGAAGATCGACCGCGGCACTTTCTTCCATGAGGTTTACCGGATCGAACAACTGCTGGGCCGGACATTCGCCGAGCTGCAGCCGTACGCTCTCTACCCTGTCAGCGAGTACTTCGCCGGAGTGATGGAAAACGTGGCGGAGGCTCCGCCAGGGGGCACGGGCCTGCTGGGCCGGAGGGAGACTGACTTTTTCCCGGGTTGGGGCGCGGCGGGGCTGCGATGAGCCCGCAATGGATTCCTGGTGTGGTAGCCGGCATCGGATTGCTGGCCAACGCGGTGTGGACGGCGGCCAACGTGCGGCAGGAAGGCCGGCTCGAGAGGCAGTTCGCCGAGCTGAAGGAATGGATGGGGCGGGAGTACGTGGCCGAGCGGATTTGCATGCTGCGGATGAGGAGGGGAGCTTGCCAGGACTAATGAACGGTGCGCCGAGGTCCACCGGGGTTTACCCCTTTTACGGCACGAGGCGGAACTGTCCGCGATGCGGAAAGGATTTCGCCGCGGCCGGCAACCAACTGATTTGCGCGAGCTGCCGAAAACCGAAGGCCCGCGGGGGGCAGCCGCCGAACCGGAACCTGAGCCCACGACAAAAGCAGGTAGTCACGCTGGTGCGGGAAGCGAAGGCAAACAAGGAGATCGCGGCCTCTCTGCACCTGACCGAAGGAACCGTGAAACAGTACCTGTGGCTCATCTTCCGGAAGCTTGGGGTGGAGAACCGCACCGCGCTGGCCATGTGGGCGGGCGAGCAGCGATGCTGACGGGCCCGGTACGGAGATAGGGACTGAAGCCGAGATCGAGCGTGGTGGCGCGGGCGCGCGCCTTCCTGGCGGCCTATCGTCGCACCTGCAACATCACCCGATCGGCGGCGGCGGCCGGCATCGGGCCGAGACAGCACTACCGCTGGCTGGAGAAGTACCCGAAGTACGCCGAAGCGTTCAAACGCGCGGGGGTGGTCGCCGGCGACTACCTGGAGAGCATGGCGGTGCAACGCGCCACGGTGGGGTGGGAAGAGCCGGTGTTTTACCAGGGCGAGGAATGCGGCCGCGTGCGGCGCTTCGACGGCGGATTGATGCAGTTTCTCTTGCGCGGGGCTAAGCCGGAGAAGTACAAGCAGTCCACGGAAGTGACGGGAGCGAATGGAGGCCCGATCCAGGCGAAGCTGGAGCTGGTATTCCGTACTCCTCCTCCCGCCATTCCATGATTGCCGAGTTCCCCGAAAAGGTGCGCTTTCTTTTCGAGCCGGCGCCTTACAAGGTGCTCTATGGCGGCCGCGACGGCATTAAGTCCTGGTCGATGTCGCGCGCGCTCACAATCATGGGTGCGCAAAACCGGCTGCGCTGGCTTTGCGCGCGAGAGACGCAGAAATCCATCGCCGAGTCGGTTCACCACCTCCTGGCGCTGCAGATTGCCAACCTGGGCCTGCAGGATTTCTATCGCGTCGAGAAGGCTCGCATCGTCGGGACGGTGGAACATGCGACCGGCATGTACGGCCGCAAGCTGGAGCGGCCGGCGCCGAGCGAGTTCGTCTTCGCGGGTTTAAAGCACAACGTGGCGGAGATCAAGTCTTACGAGGCCCTGGACGGGGTGTGGATCGAAGAAGCGGCCAACGTAAGCAAGAACTCCTGGGAAGTGGTCATTCCCACGATTCGCAAGGAAGGCTCGGAAGTCTGGGTCAGCTTCAATCCGGAGCTGCCGGAAGACGAGACCTACAAGCGCTGGGTCATAAACCCTCCGCCAGGCGCGGTGGTGGTGAAGACGAGCTACCAGGACAACCTGTGGCTGTCGCAGACGTCGCGGACGCGCATCGAGCACATGAAAGCGACGGACCCGGCCACTTACGACGTAATTTACGGGGGCGCCACCAAGTCGGTCTTGGAAGGCGCTATCTACGCCCAGGAGATGCGGGCGGCGGATGTCGGGGGGCGCATCACCAGGGTGCCATACGACCCGACCAAGCCGGTCCACACGTTCTGGGACCTGGGCTGGGGCGACATGACCAGCATCTGGTTCGTGCAGATTTATCCGTTCGAATTCAGGCTGATCGACTATGAGGACGGCTCGCGGCAGAACCTCAACCACTATTTGAGACGGCTGCAGGAGCGGCCCTACGTATACGGGACGGACTTTCTCCCGCACGACGCCAAGGCTCACTCGTTGGGCACGGGGCGGTCGGTGGAAGAGCTGATGCGGGAGGCCGGGCGTAAAGTCACGGTCCTCCCGCGTCTATCGATTGGCGACGGGATCAACGCGGCGCGGACCATCTTTCCCAACTGCTGGTTCGAGGCGGAAAAGTGCGCCGAAGGGCTGCAGCATTTGCGGCGGTACCGCTACGGGGAGATTCAGACGCTCGGCGCGCCCACGAGAGAACCGCTGCACGACGAAGCGAGTCACGCGGCGGACGCATTCCGGCAGGTAGCGATCGGGGCCAAGGCTCCGAAGTCGAAACCGCCGGCAAAGGAACCGTATCGCCGGCAGGCGACGGCCTGGTCTTAGTGAATGCAAATGAATAAGAACACCGAAGGCTACTCGTACGATTTCCGCAAGGGCGGCGATACCCGGTCAAAACCGGCGAAGAAGAAGGCCGCGCCCAAGGCGGCGACAGCGAAGCCCACGGGGGATCTAACGGCGGCGAAGCGCAGGAAGCTGGCCAACTCGGCCTTCGGACTGCCGGAGAGCCGGGGCTACCCGATGCCGGACAAGAAACACGCGCGCCTGGCGAAGAGCGGCTCATCGCACGCGAAGCACGTGGGGAACATCAGCTCGGCCGAGAAGGCGGAGATAGACGCCAAGGCCAACCGCATTTTAGGGAAAAAAGGAGAGCGCAAATGAACTGGTACCGCGTGAAATACAAAGCGAGACCGATAGAAGTCACAGCCAGCCGGATCGAGCGGGTGGGACGCATGCGGCAGAGCGGCGCCAGGCTTCTGCTGCTGGAGGACGGCCGCAAGGTGCTGGCGCATGCGGGCATGATGGCGCGCATGACGCCCGCGGTGGGCGATTACTTCGTGATCCAGGCAGACGGTTACGCCAACCTGAATCCGAAAGACGTTTTCGAGCGCAAGTACGAAATCGTCTTTGCCGCGGCGGTGGAAGCGGCTGTGCAGGAAGTACTGCAGCCGATCGGGGAGCTCGCCGGCGATGTGGAAACGGCGGCGAAACTCTTCGGGGCCGAAGAGAAAGCCGCGTTAGCCAGGCTGGAGAACGTGCTGGAGACCCAGGCGGCCAACCTGGAGGGCACGGCGGTTATCGAGCTGGGCAAGCTGGAGCGCCTCTGGAAGCGCGTAGCAGGCTTTCTGGCGGTTGCGTGGAAGCGGCTGGGGGAAGCGTAAATGGGGCACGGCTATAACTTCCGCGAGAAGACGGAATCCGCGGGTCCGAAAGGGATGGGTGCGAAGACGTTGCGGCGCCTCGAAATCACGCCGGGCAAGAACGGCGGACACTCAGTCAATCACGTCTTCAACTACAATGCCGGTCCGGGTCCAAGCCATTCAGCCGAAGAGCACATCTTCGGCGCGAGCGAAGGGCCGGCATTGGTGGCCCACATCGTGAAGCACCTGGGCATCAAGGGCACGCGGGCGCCGGCGGCGGCCGCGCCGCCAACCGGAGGCAACACGCTCGAATGAGCCCACTAGTAGCCATCCCTTGAAGCGCGGGGAGTGCTGACCGTGGTGTGCGACAAGTGTACGCGCGAGAAACGTTTCCTGGCGGTGGACTGCACGACGGCCACCGCGGAGGCGCGAAGGGCCGGGTGGGTTACCGCCGCCGGGAAAGACGTCTGCCCGCGCTGTCCGGCGATCCGAAAGAGAACTCGCCGATGAACAGCGGAATGATCGGGTAAGCAATGTGGCCCTTTGAGGAGGACGGAACATTTTGGGAACTGACGGAATGGTGGGGACACTCCTATCGCCCGGTGTTGCCGCCAGTGCCGCATCGCTTCCCCGTCCGTGTCGGCATTCATAAATTGAAGAAAACATGTCCAAGGTAGGCCGCCAAGACGAAGCCCTTCTCAAGGAGATCCGCGAGAACTTCGAATACGCTCTTCGCTACTGGAAAGAGATCCGCGAGGAAGGGGACACCGACATGCGGTACGTGTCCGGCGACCCGTGGGACGAGAGCGAAAAGAAACTCCGCGAAGCGCAGAAACGCCCCTGCCTCGTGTTCGACGAGCTGAACCAGTACACCAACCAGCTCATCAACGACGTGCGGCAGAACAAGCGCGCGGTGAAAGTGGATCCGACCGGCAGCGGAGCGAACGAAAAGAGCGCGGAGTTCCGGGCCAACCTGATCCGGCAAATCGAGTATTCGAGCAAAGCGCAGCCGATCTACGCGCAGGTGATGGAGAACGTCACCCAGCGGAGTTACGGCTTCTGCAGGGTGTCGAAGCGCTACGTGTCGGACGATTCGGTGGATGAGCAGGAGTTGGTGATTCTGCCGATTCCGAACCCGAACACGGTGCTGATCGATCCCGACGCGAAACAGCCAGGCCGGCGCGACATGACGTGGGCCTTCCTGCTCGACAACCTGCGGACGAAGGACTTTAAGAAGCGCTGGAAGAACGCGGAGGTTCTGGATTTCTCCACCGAAATCATCCAGCAGCTTCCCCTGTGGCTGAAGGAAGACTCGATCCAAGTGGCGGAGTATTGGCGCATCGAAAGCGAACCACGTACGCGCCTGAAGCTCGATATCCACGGGGGCTTCGTGTGTTGGGAAGACGAGCTGGAGGGCGCCGAAGTCACCGACGACGAAGCGATCTGTTCCAAGCCGTGCGAACTTCCCGACGGGGTCACGGTCCCGAAGGGCCGGCACAAGATTCTGGCGCGGCGCGACTCCCAAGTGCATAGCGTGATGCAGTACATCACCAACGGAGTAGAGATCCTGGAAGAGAATCCCCAGGACGGCCGGTACATCGCCATCGCCGCCTGCTTCGGAAAAGAGCGCTACGTCAACGACGGCGCCGGCGACAAGCTGCAAATCGAATCCCTGGTGCGCCAGGCGCGCAACCCGTTCATGGCTTACTGCTACGCGCAGACCACCAGCATGGAGCTGCTGGGGATGATGCCCAAAGCGTTGTGGAGCTGCTACGAGGGACAATTCGAGGGTCATGAGGATGAGGTGGCCAGCGCCGGCCACGCGCCGATTCCCTTCATTCAATTCAAGGCGAAGACGGAGGAGACGGGCGAAGAAATTTTGCCGCCTCCACAGTGGAATCACTGGGACGTGCCGCTGCAGTCGGTTGAAGTGGCGGCCGAGAGCTATAAGCGAGCGATCCAAAGCTCGATGGGGATGTACAACACGTCGGTGGGGAAGCACGATACCAGCGCCCAATCCGGGGTAGCGGTTCGCGAGCTGGACGATCAGTCGAGCCAGGGCTCTTTCCATTTCATCGACGCGTTCGACGGCTTCCTGGAAGACGTCGGACGCATCCTGGACGATCAGATCGATTACGTCTACGACACCCCGCGCGACGTGGGGGTCCGAATGCCGAACGGCGATCACAAGGTGGTGCGGGTCAACGAAGCGTTTACCGATCCGCAGACCGGAGAGACGTATCACTACAGGCTGGGGACCGGGCGCCACAGCGTCTCGATCAGCACCGGGCCGAGCAGCAACTCCCAGCGCCAGGCCGCCAGCGAGTTCGCCGACCAGCTCGCGCAGAATCAGATGGTCTTCCCGCGCATCGCGGATTTGGTGGTCAAGTTGAAGAACCTGGGACCGATCGGCGACGAGATCTCGGATCGGCTGGTACCGGCGGATATCGCCGCGCGGAAGGGAGGGGCGCCGCTGCCGCCTCAGGCCCAGCAAATGATGAGCCAGCAGAAACAGCAGCTCATGCAGCAAGCGGCGCTCATCGCCGACTTGCAGAAGCAGCTCGAAGCCAAACTGCCGGAGATCCAATCGAAGCAAGCCATCGCGGCGCTGCAGGAAGAGACGAAGCGGCAGGATATCCAGGCGCAACTGCGCATCGCGGAGTTACAGGCCGGGGTGCAATCGAGCATCGCCAAGCTGGAAGCGATGGTGGGGTCGATTCAGCACTCCCTCGAGCTGATGGATTCGCAGGCCGACCGGGATCACGAAGCCACGCTGCAGCAGCAGGCGCAGGACGCGCAAGCGGCGGCTAATCCACCGGCAGCACAGGGGCAGGCGGGGCCAACAGCGCAGCCGTCGCCCGGTCAAGCTTAAGCGGCACGAAGGGCCGCAAGTCGACGGAGTTCTGCCAAGGATCGGGAGCAAGGGCGTTCACGAACGATTCTATTATCCCGCCTATCGCGGAAGGCGTAAAAGAACCGCGGTCAAAGGAGCAAAACAGCATGGAAGACGAAAACAGCGCGGTCCCGTCAACCGATGAAGCAGCGGGCAATTCACTGGACACGATGACCGGCGAGCAACGGTCGGAGTGGCTGTTGAATGGCACGCCAATGCCGAAAGACGAAGCGGATCCGGCCCCCGCACCGAAACACAAGTCCGAGGCTGCGAAGCCTGAACCGACGCCGGCGGCGGACACCGGGAATTCAGAGGAGCCGAAACTAGGGAGCAGGGCACACCAGCGCATCCAGGAATTGCTGACGGAACGCGCGTCGCTTCGCGCGAGACTCGACCAGATCGAAGCTGCAGGCAAAAACAAACCGGCCGACAAACCAGCGGATTCGGCCCCCGCCAAACCGGCAGCGGAGACGAAAGCGGTCCCGAGCGACGGCCGGCCCGTTCCCCCCGATCCCGAAAAATGGACCGGCACGTGGGAAGAGCTGGAAAAAGCCAAGCTGAAGTACTTCGACGAATACACCGACTGGAAGATGAAGCAGCCGGAGCGCGACCGCCAGGCGGCGGATACAGCGAAGGCGCAAGCCAAGCTTACCGAACTGCAGCAGGGCTATAAGACGCGCGCCGAAGCGGTTCTGGCGGCGGATCCGGAATATGCCGATGCGCAAGACATCATCGGAAAGTTCGTTACCGCCAAGGGTGTCGACCAGCTCATCCTGGAATCCGAAGTCGGGCCCGAGATCGTGATGCACCTCTACAAGCTGCCGTATGAAGAGCAGCAGCGGGTAGCGGGACTTACTCCCGCGGCCCTGGCGAGAGAGATCACGCGGCTCGAAGACAAGCTCTCCCAACCCGCGGCCGCAGCCGCGGCGGCTCCTCAACCGAAACACACGAGCGCGGCTAAGAAGCCGCCCACGGAACTCAGCGGCAGGAATGCCACCAACACCGTGGACGAGGCCGAGCAGGCGCTCGAAGCAGGTGACATGGGCAAATACATTGCCGTCATGAACGCCCGCGCGGTCAAGAAGCCCAACTAAACCGGGTCTTTTTGACGCCGCGCAAAAGGGTTAACACAACGTGGCGAACACATTCCAGGTAGTCGACTGGCTTGCGGCCGAGGCCCTCAGGGGACTCGTGAACAAGCTGGCGATTGCCCCATATTTCAATACCAGTTACAACGCGGAGTACACCAAGGCCTTCGCCGTGGGCGAGACGGTCCGGGTGCCGCTTCCCCAGCGCTTCGTCATCACGAGCGGACTGGGCTACCAGCCGCAGGTGATCAACCGGCTCTTCACGACGGTGAGCGTGGATCAGATTTTCGGCGTTCACTTCGAGTACGATTCCATCGAAGAAGCGTTGAAACTCGAACGCGGGCGGGCGGCCTTCAAGGAAAACTACCTGGACAAAGCCATGGAACAGATGGCCCAGGAGATCGACTCCAGAGCCGCGTTATGGGCTCTGACGAATACCAACAACGTGGTGGGCGCACTGGGCACCACGCCGACGTCCTTCGACATCTACGGCCAGGCGCGCGCCAGGCTGATCGAAAACGCCTGCACGCCGGGCAAAAAGGGAATGATCGTTAGCCCGCAAATGATGCGGACGATCGTCAGCAACAACCTGACGACTTTCAACCCGCAGGATGCGGTGGCGAAGGCCTTCCGCGAAGGCTACTACGGCGATGCGCAGGGTTTCACGTGGGACGAGAGCATGTCTCTCTACTCCCAGACGGCGGGAACCTGGCAGAACAACGTCACGGTCAACACGCCTCCCACCAACGGCGCCACTTCCATGGTGGTGAATTGCACCAACGGCGATACGTTCAACCAAAACGATGTCTTCAGCGTTAACCTGGTCAACAACGCCAACCCGGTCACCCGGCGCACCACCGGCACGCTGAAGCAATTCGTGCTGACCCAGAGCGTGACCGCAACGGGCGCTACGGCCACGATCTACTTCCAGGCTGGGACCCAGGGCATTCAAGGCCCGGGATCGCAGTACCAGAATGTGGACGCGCTGCCCGTCGCGAATGCGCAATTGACACTCTATCCGGGCACGACGAGCCCCAACGGCAAATCGGGGATGAACGGCCTGGCGCTGAACCAGGACGCCTTCGCCCTGGTGGGGGTGAAGCTGGAAATCCCGAAGGCTTGCGAAATGTCGAGCGTCGCCCGCGACCCGAAGACGGGGATCGCGGTGGCCTTCCTGCGCATGATGGATCCGATCGAGCGGAAGATGGTGAACCGCTTCGACTGCCTGCTCGGGTTCGGGAACCTGTACCCGGACAACTGCGCGGTTCGCGTGCTGAGCCTGCAATAACAGCCAAAACGGAAGGGGCCGGCAACGGCCCTCTCAAGGAGAAAAACCAAACAACATGAACACTTTCAAACGATTCGCTTTCGGCGTGGCTGGGCTGCTGCTGGCACTGATTCCGGTGCAGGCGCAGGCGCAGGCCACCTTGCCGACCACGACTCTCATTACCGCGCTCATGGCGACGGTATCGAGCAACACTCCCGGCATTTCCACCGACGTCATCCAGGTGGGCTCGACCTCGGGCTTCGTCCAGAATTCGGTGGGACAGTGGACCACTCTGCTGTACGCCGACTTCGAAGCGATGGATGTGGTGGGCGTTCTCAATGCCACCCAGGGCATCGTGCGGGTAGTGCGCGGCGCCTGGGGCACAAAGGCCAGCTATCACAACGCAGGGACCGTAATCTATGTCGGGGCCCCGAGTTCGTTTGGCGGCTCGGCTTTCGCGGGCTCGGCTACCAGCGGCGATCAGTATGGCGCTTGCATGCCGTCGACCATTCCGGCGCTGCCGTTCATCAACATCGACGACGGCAAAATCTTCAACTGCTTCTCTTCGGGCCAGTGGGTCCAAACCGGACTCGGGACCATGGGCGGGGCGCCGGCGCAGCTCCAATCGGATTTCTGCACGGGCACGGTGGCCACGGCGCAGACGGAGTATCTCAACGACACGGCTTGCTCCGGAGCAACCACGGCGCTGGCTCCGACGATTCAGGTCTCGTACGGGACGATCTACGGGCTGAACGTGGCATCGAGCGCGAACGTGGTGGGCGGAACTTCCGTGGACGTGCTGACCATTTACAAGAACGGCTCGGCCACGGCCTTGACCTGTACCATCGCGGCGGCCAGCAAGACCTGCAGCGACACTACCCACTCGGTGGCCGTGAAGCCGGGCGACCAGATCACCTATCAGTTTGTGACTGCCACCTCGGACACGGCGGCCAACGTCGGCGCGTCGGTCGAGAAGCAGTAGCTTTCAAGCATCAAGTTGGGGCGCCTTGGCGGGCGCCCCGTTTTTCCCCAAATGCAAAACAGGAGAGTTTCCATGTTTGACCGATCGAAGTTGACGGGCGACGCGGCGCCCACGCCGGTGGCCGGAGGGCTCGCGGCCGCGCCTGACGCGGATAGCAAGAACTGGATGATTTACCACCCCACCAAGGGGCACAGGGTCGTTACCAAAGATAGCCCCGAGCACAAGGCGCACCTGGGCGACGGCTGGCAGGACGACCCGATTCCGCCGGCGCCGGAACCCGCGCCGGACGAAGATCGGATCGGCGCACTCGAGAGCCTGAACATCGAAGCGGAGCTGATGGCGCTGCATGCAATAGGGGATGCGCTCGCCGGCCGGATCGCCGCGCTCGAGACCAAAAGGAAATAGGCCGCCATGTCGCTGGTATCGGACATCCTGGGCGACTCGCTGATGTACATCGGGGCATACGGCCCCGGTGAAACCGTCTCCACGGACGATCAGACATTCGCGTTGCGGCTCGTGAACCGGGTACTGGATAGCTGGAGCGCGCGAAAGCTGTCTCCGATCGGCATCAACCGGGCGAGCTATGGGCTGAGCGGAGCGGGGTCTTATACCTTCGGATCGTCCGGGACGTGGGTGGCTTCCACTCGGCCGATCAAGATCAAGGCGGCGTCGGTGTTAGCGGCGAACGGGATCGAGAAAGAGTGCCGCATCGCCAGCGCGGAGCAGTGGGCGGCGGTAGCGGACAAGACGCGCACCGGGATTTTCGTCGAGGATCTGTACTGGGATGGGGGCTTCCCGAGCGGGAACGTATACGTTTCGCCGATACCGGCGGGCGGCAACGCGATCCTGTACACCTACCAGCCGATCGGCGACTTCGCGAGCCTGACGGACACGGTTAGCCTGCCCGCGGGCTACGAGCGCGCGTTGGTGATCAGCTTCGCTCTGGAGCTGTGCATCCCGTTCGGGCGGCCGATTCCGGACGGATTGCCGCAACTGGCGCAGGAAGCGCTCATGACCATCGCCAGCCTCTCGGCCGAGATTCTGGGCACACCGGTTCCCCAGCCGGCGCCGCAAGCGCCGCAAGGACCCAAGCAGTGACTTTAGCGGACCTCCTCAACAGCGCGGCGAAGGCGCTGGGCAAGCTGCGCTCCGGAGGCGGGTTGTGCGCGAGCGAGCTGGCGGACGGTCTGACGGTAGCCAACGGCCTGGTGGATTACTGGCTCACCCGGAAGGCCTTCGTCTATACGACGCGCATGGACGAATACACGTTCAGCGACAAAGGACCGCCGGATGCGAATAACCCGGCGGTGTACGAGTTGGGTCCGGGCTCGACGGACTGGCCGGGCAGCGTGCGGCCGACGCGGATCGAGCGCGCGAACATCATCCTGAACGACAGTTCGCCGGGAGTCTTCATTCCGCTCGATATTTTGGACGTCGACCAGTGGGCGGACATCTCTCTGGAGCAAATGCCGGTCACGCTGCCGACGAAGATGTACCCGGATTACGCGAACCCGAACTGCAATCTGTATTTCTGGGGCCAGCCGACGCTGCCGTACATCCTGCAGCTTTTCACCTGGCAGCAGCTCGCGGCCTTCGCCGCACTGGGGGAGGAAATCGCCTTCCCGCCCGGTTATTACTCGGCGTTTCTCTACAGCCTGGCGGAGGTATTGGGGCCGCAGTGGAACGTCCAGGTTCCGCTTATGGTGACGGCCCAGGCGCGGAAGGCGCGGGCCGGGATTCAGAGCCTGAATTCGCGGGCGCCGAAGCTGCACACGCGGGACGCGGGGATGCCGCCGAGCACCCAGCGGACGCCTTACTTCAATTACCGCACGCGAGGATTTTGATTGCGCTTTGACGCCTTCACTTCCGGGTTCTATTCGTTTCCCTCGCTGGACGCGGCCAGCCAGGCGGCGATGAACTATTACCCCGACCTGGTGGAATGGGCCGCGCCGAGCAGCGCCAACCCCGGAGGCGCGGAGAAAGCCCGCAAGGTGCTCTCTCCCACGCCGGGGCTCTCCTTGTATGGCACGCTGCCCACCGGGCCCATACGCGGGCTGTGGGCGGGGGAAAACCGGCTATTCGCGGCGGCAGGCTCATTCCTCTACGAGGTGTTGGGGCCTTCGTCTTTCACTAGTCATGGGCTGATCGGTAACGACGGCAACCCGGTGCAGATCATTTCGAACGGCGACCAGTTGTTCGTGGTGTCGGCCGGATTGGCCTATTGCGACAACGGAGCGGGCGCGCAGGTGTGCCAGTTTTCCTCCCAGCTCTACGATCTCCAGATCGACGCGGCCACGGGAGGTCTCACCGGAGACACGGGGGGAATCTTCAATTCCACGGACGTCGGTATGACGGTGCAGATCACCAATGCGGGACTGCCTCCGTCGGGCAGCGGGGCGGCGTTCACGATCCAATCTCAAGTCATCACCTCGGTGAACAGCCAGGGCGAGGCCTTCGGAGCGGCTTCGTGGGGCGTGGCCGGATCCATGGAAGGTACGGGGGTGGAATGGCTGGGAGCGCCACTGGCACTCACCGGACTCTCGATCACCGCGGGCGGCGGACTCTCGGGCTATACCTTCACCAGTGCCGATGTGGGCTGCCTGATGCAAATCACGGGGGGCGCCGGCTTCACCGTGGCATCGCAGACCATCACCTCGGTGGTGGGCGGCGTAGCTTTCGGGAATTCCGACTGGGGCTCCAACGGCTCGACGGGAGGCGCCGGCACGCTGTGGCAGGGACAAACCCTGGCGGCCGCCAACGGGGCCTTTTTGGATAGCAGTTGCTTCGCCGCGCAGCCAGGCTCGAAGCTGGTCTACTACTCCGCCATCAACGACGCCACGAGCTGGGACCCGCTGAACTTTTTCAGTAAGGAGGCCTATCCGGACGCGGTTGCGGCACTGATGGCCGACCATGAGCAACTGTATATTCACGGGGCGCTGGAATCGACGGAAGTATGGGCGAGCACCAGCAGCGGGACGAATCCCTTCCAGCGGAACCCGAGCTACTTCATGCACTACGGCAACGGCGCGCCCTACGCCACCTGCCGGCTGAGCGCGGGAGTGGCGTGGATCGGCGGCGACGTACGCAGAGGCGAGAGGGTCGCTTTCCTGGCGTTAGGTTTTGTGCCTCAACGGATTTCGACGGCGGCGATCGAGAAGGCCTGGGCGGCATATGCCACGGTGCAGGACGCGGTGAGCTACACCTGCATCATGGACGGCCACGAGTTCTGGGTCATCAGTTTCCCCACCGGCAACGCGACCTGGGTGTACGACGCGACGCTGGGCGAGTGGCACCAACGGGGCTGGTGGAACGGAACGGGCTGGGACCGGCAGCGCGGGGCGTTCCACGCATGCATCGGCGTCGACACAATCGACGAAGTTCATTACGTGGGCGACTGGCAGAACTACAACCTGTACACGATGTCGAGCGCCTACGTGGAAGACAACGGGGTGCAGATTCACAGGCGCCGGCGGGCTTCCCACCTGTGCAACGAGAAAAAGTGGCGCTTCTATTCGCTGTTCGAGCTGGACTGCGATAACGACGACGCGGACGTGGACGGCGCGCCGCCGCGAGTGCGGTGGCTGCGCTGCGGCCGGAGTCGCGACCGGATCTTCCAGATCGACGACGATGGCGACGGAAACCTGACGCTAAGCTATTCCGACGACAACTGCCTCACGTTCACGACTCGCGCGTCGATTAGCGTATCCAGCGCGGCGGCCGCCATTACCATCGTGACGGCGTACCTGGAATTCACGGAAGGGACGGGATAGGGTGTCGCTGCCAACCCTGACGGCCTTTTTTCAGGGGCAAGCGTATACGCCGCTGAATTCGCCCTGGACCGGATTCTTCAGCGCACTGGACGCGTTGCTGGGCGCCAGCGGGACGGCGGTAGCGGCGGAGACGTATTCGCTGGGCGCGGAAGGGACGCTGGCCATTGCGAGCGACGTGGCGCCGAAGACTTACGTGATGACGAGCGTCACGCCCTCCACATTGCGGCTGGATCTGAAGCAGGCTCCGGTGGGAGCGAACCTGGTGGTGGCGCTGAGCTACTACACCACGCCGGGAGAGACCACGCTGGTAGCCACCTTCACGGCGGGGCCGGGCGAGTTATCGGATACGCAGACAAGCACGGTGGCCGTTCCGGCGGGGGCGTGGTGGGAAGTGGATATTACCAGCGTGGGGACGACGTTTCCGGGGTCGGATCTGACGGTGACGGTGCAATGACACCATGAGCGCGATGAGCAAACTCGATCCGCGGTACGCCATCAGTCTGAACGGCTTCGACCGGCGCGGCGCGGTGGCCAGCATCAACAATGCTTCGGCGTCCGGTTTCACTGTTTCCGGCTGCTGGTCCGATCAAGCGGATTTTGCGGTGGTCTATCTCTGGAACGCGGACGATCTGTACGGGCACTTGTTCACGAGCCGTTACCTACCGGATTTCTCACTCGCGGGAGTGACTCTGGATTTCGACCTGGCTGTAACGGGCTGCATGAATCCGACCAGCGCGAAATACCCGAGCGTGCCATGGAACGCGCTGAGCTACATCACCAGCGCGGAGGCCTCCGGGACGGTGGCATTGCCGGCGCCGACGTCGACGACGGGAGCGATGGCGGCGAGCTGCAGCTTTACGGTGGCGGGCACGCCGACGATCTACGACCGGATCCAGTTGGTTTACCTGGGCAATGTGTTGGCCGACCTTTCGACGATCGCCACGGGGCAGACTCTCGCGACGGTGGCCACCAACCTGGCGACGCTGATTAACGGTCTGAGTTCTTCGACCGTGCCGATTATGGCGACGAGCTCCGGGGCGACGGTCACCCTCACTTGCACGCAGCCGGGCAGGGACGGCAACGGGATCCAGTTGCTGTCGATGTACAAGACCACGGGCAATACGCAGCTCTACCCGACGGCGAGTTCATCAACAGCGAGCGGACAGACGGGGAAACTGACGGGCGGCGCGGATCCCACGTCGATGCACTACCACTTGGATTTCTCGGCCTTGGGCTTGGCGAGCTGCCGGCAGATCTGGCTGACCCTGGCGCCGTGGCTGACGTACGACTCCGGGACGGTGAACCCTTCGCTGGTGGCTTACGCGCCAATGGAGTTTTCGGCTGTCTTCGCGAATTGGACGGTGGCAGATCCGAACGGGGTGACGCCGCTGAAGATCGCGGGGCCGGGTTCGGTGACGATCGGCAACCGGGACGCCTGGACGCAATACGCCGGCACGGGCTGGGCGCGGCAAGTGGGCGACTACTTCGAGGGCTTCGCGCAGCAATCCGCGAATGCGGGCGACACGGTGACGGTGGCTTATTCGTGCCAGTACACGCACAATCTGTACCTGGGGACGGCGCTTTCGACGACGGGTGGGGAATTCGGCGTTTCGGTGGACCGGGGCGCGGCGGCGGTGGTGAATACTTACGCCGATGCGCTGGCGGCATTCGCCGGCCGGCGGCTCATTGCGAGCGGAGTGGCGGCGGGAATTCACCTGGTCACCTTCACGGTGGCGTCGGGAGCGTGCCTGTTCGATTACTTACAGGCGGCGGTGCTCTCGAATCCGGTGGCGCCGGCGGCGACTTACGCGGGG